AGAAACTTAATGCGCTTCAACTCATTAAAGAGCAGAAGCAAAAAGAAGATCGTCGTCACGCTGCACAACTAGCACAGTTGGTTGGAGCAAAGTAGTGGAAGACTACACATATCACTATGATGATATGGATGCAGATAGCAGACCACCTGCTTGCTACCAACTAACATATAGGGGTTGTAAGTATTGGTCTTGCTATCGAATACACTTACGAGAATGGTTTGAAAGCGTTTTGTCTATCGAACCAATCTATAACAGGAGGTCTTGACGACCTCCTTTTTTTGTAATATACTATTGGAGTAACCCCAAAAAATATGGACAAAGACAAACTCAAACTCATCATCAGGAATCTAGAGTCTCTGCTTGAGTGTCTAAAGTCAGAGGTCTATTCAGATGTCAATGCGTACAAACTGAACTATGATGAGATCGCACCACACATCACTGACTATGACGAAGTGTTTTATGATGGAGACGACGATGGATATCCAGACTGATTGGAGGTACAGCGATGATAGAATGAAACTGCGTGAGCAAGCACTCAAGATTCTTCTTTCTAAGTTTGGATCTGAGTTGAATGAAAGTTACGAACCCAAGTATTCACCTCAGTCAATCTATGAGTGTGCTCACGATTGGGTTTCGCAGGGACAGCAAACAACTATTGGTATCGTACAGTATTATCGGGCGTATTATGCAAGTTAAATTAATTCAATCTACTCCAGATGCTGAGGCAAATATGGCATATATTGCCCGTGTCTCTAATCCAAACAATCAGGAGAATCCAAACTATGCAGGTCTTTTGAAATACTGCATCAAGCACAATCACTGGTCTGTGTTTGAGCAAGCATTTATGACGCTTGAGATTGAGACCACTCGTGCTATCGCGGCTCAGATTTTGCGTCATAGGTCCTTCACATATCAAGAATTTTCTCAGCGTTATGCTGCAACGAATCTTCTAACTGCTGAGATCCCTCTTCCCGAACTCCGCCGTCAGGATACCAAGAACCGTCAGAACTCTATTGATGATCTTGACTCTGCTATTCAATCTCAACTTCTCTTCAAGATTCAAGAACACTTCCGTGAAGCACAGGAACTGTATGAACTTTTGCTGAGTGAAGATGTTGCAAAGGAGTGTGCTAGAATGGTGCTTCCACTTGCTACACCAACTCGTCTTTATATGACGGGATCCTGCCGCTCGTGGATTCACTACATACAATTACGTTCTGCTAACGGAACGCAGAAAGAACATATGGAGATTGCAGAGGAATGTAAGCGAATCTTCTGTCTCCAATACCCTACTGTTGCTGAGGCTCTTGATTGGAAATGACAAAACGTACTCTTATTACTGGTGGTGCAGGATTCATTGCTCATCACCTTGTCTCTCAGATTCTGAAAAATACTGACTGGGAAGTTGTAACACTTGATCGACTTGACTTCAGTGGAAATCTGAATCGTCTTCAGGACATTATGCAGGACTTCTCTCCTGCTGATCGTGCTCGCGTCAAAGTCGTGTATCACGATCTGAAAGCAGCAATCAATCCTCTGATTGCTGCTGATATTGGTAAGGTTGATTACATTCTTCACCTTGCTGCTGGTTCTCACGTTGATCGCAGCATTGAATTCCCTCTGGAGTTCGTGATGGATAACGTTGTTGCTACCTGCAACATCCTTGACTATGCTCGCGGACTTGATCATCTTGAGCGATTTGTTTACTTCAGCACTGATGAAGTATTTGGTCCTGCTCCTGATGGCATTCTCTATGAAGAGAATGCTCGTTACAATTCCACCAATCCCTACAGTGCTAGTAAGGCAGGTGGAGAAGAACTGGCAGTGGCATTCCAGAACACCTACAAACTGCCTATCTACATCACTCACACGATGAATGTCTTTGGTCAGCGTCAGCACCCAGAGAAGTTCATTCCGATGTGTATCAAGCGCATTCGTGATGGAGAGTCTATCACCGTCCACAGTGACCCTACAAAGACCATTCCAGGATCTAGGCACTACATTCACGCAGAGGACGTTTCAGACGCCCTGCTGTTCCTTCTGGACCAACCTACGATCGAAGAATACAACTATGGTGGTGCTAAGTGCCCTAAGTTCAACATCGTTGGCGCAAGGGAACTGAACAATCTTGAGTTGGCACAAATGATTGCACTGACACAAGGCAAACAACTTCATTATGATCTGGTTGATTTCCATTCCGCACGTCCTGGTCACGACCTTCGTTATGCTCTCTCTGGAGAGAAGATGAAGAAGATGGGATGGGAACCTAAAGCAATTGAGGATAGGGTTGCTGAAGTTGTTCGGTGGACTCTTGACAATCCTCGTTGGATTAAACTCTAAATATTAGCAAACCAGAACATATTATGCCTACTTATCCTGTTAAGAATTTAAAGACTGGAGAGGAAAAAGAACTCTTTATGTCTATGAAAGAATATGATGAATGGAGGAAGAACAACCCTGACTGGGACAAGGACTGGTCCAAGGGTTGTGCCCGTCCTGGTGAGGTAGGAGGGTGGAAAGGTGAAGCAAACTCTAGTGGTTGGAATGAGATCCTAGACAGAGCTTCACGTCAACCTGGTGCCACCGTTCGCAAAAACCGAGACTACAGTTTCTAACTATGCCAAGAAGAAGAAAGGATGATCCCATCGGGGTTGGACTCACTGCAAAGCAGATGAAGAGAAAGAAACCGATCAATAGTGATTTTTTAGTTGACATTCGTCCTCTTACTCCCAACCAAGAAGTCTTGTTTGATGAGTACAAGAAGGGCAAAAACGTCTTTGCATATGGTGCTGCTGGTACAGGAAAAACATTTGTTGTCCTGTATAACGCACTCAAAGATGTTCTCAACGAAAATCTTCCTTACAAGAAAATTTACATTGTAAGATCACTCGTATCTACCAGAGAGATTGGATTCTTACCTGGTGATCACGAGGATAAATCTGCTCTTTACCAGATTCCGTACAAGAATATGGTAAAGTATATGTTTGAGATGCCAACTGATTCTGATTTTGAAATGCTGTATGGCAACCTCAAGGCACAGGAAACTATCTCATTCTGGTCTACAAGTTTCATTCGTGGTACGACTCTTGATGACACCATCATTATTGTTGATGAGGCACAGAACCTCAACTTCCACGAACTAGATTCTATTATCACCCGTGTTGGTGAGAACTCTAAGATTATGTTCTGTGGTGATGCTAGTCAGAGTGACTTGACAAAGAACTATGAACGCAATGGCATTCTAGATTTCTTGAGAATCATCAGGAATATGTCTTCATTCAAACTGATTGAGTTTGGTGTAGAAGACATCGTTCGTTCTGGTCTTGTTAAAGAGTATCTCGTAAATAAAATTGCACTAAACTTATAATGAACTTTATTCATCATAATTATCTGGGTGACATTGAACTAGAGAAAAAAGAGGTCAACGGAATACGCCTATATAATGTGGGGGACAGTTGGGTTCCATCGATTACATCCGTGACCTCTTTTTATAATCGGCAAATATTTGCTGACTGGAGGAAACGGGTAGGTATAGAAGAAGCAAATAGAATTACAAGGAAAGCAACTGCCCGTGGTACAGATTTTCACGAAGCAGCACAGGCATACTTGATGAACTTAGAACTGGATTGGAATGAATTTCTTCCAGCAACTAAGTTTATGTTTCATCACGCTAAACCTTTCCTTGATAAAATCAATAACGTTCACGCTATTGAACGTACTTTGTTCAGCGAATACTTTGGTCTAGCTGGCAGGGTTGATTGTATCGGTGAGTATGAAGGAGAACTAGCTGTCATTGACTTCAAAACCTCAGAGAAAATCAAACCCGAGAAGTGGTTAGAAAACTACTTCGTTCAAGAGACCGCATACGCTTGTATGTACTATGAGATGACTGGTATTCCAGTCAAGAAACTCATCACTCTTATGGTAACTCCAGGTGGTGAGGTTAAAGTATTTGACAAAAGGAACAAAGACGAGTATATTAAACTACTAGTTCGTTATCTAAAAGAATTTGTCAATCACAATCTTTCAGGAAAAAATGGAGAATGAACTGGATAAAGTTCTAGAACAAAAGTTCTTGTGTCCCTCAAGGTTCGCACAAGAAATTGAAAAAGTCATCAAAGAAAACCCAGAGATGAACTACATCGATGCTGTAGTTTGTTACTGTGAGGAGAATAAGATCGACTTTGAATCAGTCTCCAAATTGATTTCCAAACCTCTCAAAGAAAAAATTAAATACAATGCAATGGAATTGAACTTCCTAAAGAGAACAAGTCGTGCCCGCCTGCCTTTGTAATGATGCCGTTTGATTGCTATAAAAAATTCTTAGCAATAAAAAATCATTTTACCAAAGAGAAGTATGACTACCACAAGTATTGTGGTTCTAGTCGTGCTTCTCTTAATTCTTTTTACAAGAGAAAGGACAGATACTTCTTTGAAAAACTGTCCCGACAAAAGAGTGACAAAGAAATCGAAAACTTCTTTGTTGCAAACTTTGCTTCTTGCAATGATCCACAGACCCTATACATCGTTGAACTGATTAGAGAAGGGGATGGTGTCTATCAGCAGTGGCAAAAGAAAATTCAAAGTCTCACTTACACATTTAAGAATGAGATAGAAGAAGTCTTCTCCGATAAAGACTTTGATAGTATGTTCTCTCAGAAGAGTAGTTATCACCCTCCAATCCTTAAGGCACACTTACAGGGCAAACTCTCTCTAGAAACTATGCTAATATTGGAAAAGATACTTGGATACAAATCTCAATTTGATAAGACTATTGATGACCCTGTGTGGAAATTAGTATCGATGAAGTTGAGTAAGTACGATAAGTTTCTAAATATTGACGTATTTCGTTATAAGAAAATTCTAAAGGACACGTTGCTAGAAGAGGATCAATGAACTTTTTTGATTCGGAAGTTGTTAGAGCAGAGATGACAGAGATTGGTGAACTTCAAGATGAAGTTTATCAAAACGTTTTTGCTTTCCCCTCAATGAGTTTTGAGGATAAGAAGAAGCACATCGTTCTGCTGCAGCGACTTCTTGAGAAGCAACGGATTCTGTACACACGTCTCTCCCTGAGTGACGATCCAGAAGCTGTCCAGATGAAAGAGAACATCGTTCAGTCAGCTGTTATGATGGGTATGCCACCGAACATCGATATGTCGGTGATCTTTGCCAATATGGAAAAGATGATCAACACACTCAAAAAACAGCTTGACATGGTGGACTCTGAGTGATAAACTAACGAAGTACACACAAGCCAAATCCAAACACACCGAGGTAATCTAATGTCTTTCGCAAATCTCAAGAAGCAATCTTCTCTTGGTTCTCTGACTTCCAAACTGGTTAAGGAAGTTGAAAAGATGAGCACCAAGACTGGCGGTGATGACCGTCTGTGGAAACCCGTTCTGGATAAGTCTGGTAACGGTTATGCTGTTATTCGTTTCCTCCCTGCTCCTGAGGGCGAGGAACTTCCTTGGGCAAAGATGTACTCCCACGCCTTCCAAGGTCCTGGCGGTTGGTACATTGAAAACTCTCTGACTACTCTGGGTCAGAAAGACCCTGTGTCCGAAGTCAATCGTGATCTTTGGAACAGTGGTAGTGAAGCAGATAAGGATACTGCTCGCAAACAGAAACGTAAACTCTCATACTACTCCAACATCTACGTTGTAAAAGATCCTGCTAATCCTGAAAACGAGGGTCAAGTCTTCCTGTTTAAGTATGGGAAGAAGATCTTCGACAAGGTTATGGAGGCAATGCAACCTGAGTTTGAGGATGAGTCGCCTATCAATCCCTTTGATTTTTGGCAAGGTGCAAACTTTAAACTTAAGATCCGCAAAGTTGCTGGATATTGGAATTACGATAGCTCTGAGTTTGATCGCCCTGATGCTCTCCTTGACGATGATGATGCACTTGAAGCCATCTGGAAAAAGCAATACTCTCTTAGCGAGATTGTTGCTCCCGATCAGTTCAAGTCTTACGAAGATCTTGATAAGAGGCTGAAGATGGTTCTCGGATCTCGCTCTTCTGTTTCTTCTTTCCAACAGGAAGAAGCAATCGATGAGGATCTTGAACTGAAGCAAGAGGTTTCATTCTCTCCTTCCTTCAAGTCTCCTGAGACCGTGACTGCTGGTGCTTCTTCTGATCCCGATGAGGATGATGCTCTGAGTTACTTTCAACGCCTTGCAGGCGATGAGTGATCGTGCTACAATAGATCCATAGAGGACAGACCAATGAAACTCCTACCCCTTCTCCTGCTACCCTTCCTAACCACTCCAGCATATGCTGACCAGTGGTTTACTAATGGTGTTCGTGAGACTCGTTGCACTAAAGAAGTGTATACCGAAAGGTATATTCCTGGCACGAGTTCACGTCCTGGTTATGTGCATACCGAGACTCACTATCAAGAAGTTCCCTGTAGGCGGAGGACCGCAAAGCATTACCACTCACATACTCCTAGACCTAGACATACATCTAAAGATGAAAACTCTTGTGTCGAAGGTAGTATTCTGGGTGGAATTGCTGGCGGTGGTCTTGGCGCTGCTCTTTCTCGCGGCGACGGACGCTGGTGGGCAATCCCAGCTGGTATCGTAGGTGGTGCTCTAGTTGGTTGTCAGGTTGACGGAGGTTGATTAACGGGGTTCAGTAGAACCCCTTTTTAATCTATCACTAACGTATTGTGATCCGCCTTTCTCATAAGTAAAGATCTCATCTACGTCATTTAAAAACTGTTGTAAGAAGAATGGTCTTAGAGTATAGATTTGTCTCAGTTCATCTTGAATATTCATTTCATAATCTTTATTTGTAACTTCGATCGTAACATCTTGGTCAATCGTTTCATTTAAACCATCCAAGAAAGAGACCGTAAAATCTTCATCAACTTCAATTCCAGCAGGGAGAACAATTCTCCCTCTGGAATTTCTTACTTCTACGGTTTCATAATGATGAGTGCGATTGTATCCTTGAATTGAACCATACTTTTGAAGTAAGAATTCTTCAAAGGAATCTTGAGGTAGAGGCCATTCTGTATATAAGTTTTGAATATTATTAACTACCATCACAACCCAGTCTAATTCTGGATCTCCATATAATTTTTGTGCAACTTGATCTGGTCTTTCATCTCCTACGATTGTGTACTTTTCAAAGGAGGTGAAGTTTCTGAAAAAGTCATCACGAACTTTTGCTCTACGATAGAAGTTCTTTACCTGAACAAAAT